TCATGACCCGGCCCCCATGACAGCCGCGGCACCGCGGGCGATGCCGGTCCTCAGTTCCAGGGCGACGGCAACGTCCAGCGCTTCGGGGCGGTCGCGCCCCCTCAGATCGGCGACCGTCCAGGCGACCCGCAACACGCGGTCCAGCCCGCGGGCGGTGAGCAGGCCGCGTTCCATGTCCCGCTCGGCCTGGGCCAGGGCCCCGGGGCCCGCCCGCCACCGGGTGCGCAGTTCCTGGCCGGGCACCTCGGAGTTGAGCCGCCACGGGGTGTCGGCGAGCCGGGCCGCCGCCCGGTCCCTGGCCTCCCGCACCCGGTCGGCGACCTTCTCGGTGGATTCCCCCCGGCCACCCTGCCCCAGGAGATCGGACCGGGTCACGGGCTCGACTTCCACCCGCAGGTCCACCCGGTCGAGCAACGGCCCGGACAGCCTGCCCTGATAGCGCCTGATCACCGAGGGCGGGCATTCGCACCCGGCCCCCTGGAGGGTGTGGCGCCCGCACGGGCAGGGATTGGCGGCGAGCACCATCAGGAAGCGGGCCGGGAGCCGGACCACTCCGGCCGCGCGGGCGATGACCACATAGCCGGATTCGAGGGGCTGGCGCAACGCGTCCAGTGCCCGGCCGTGGAACTCCGCGGCCTCGTCGAGGAAGAGCACGCCCCGGTGGGCCAGGGAGACCGCCCCGGGCCTCGGGACCCCGTTCCCGCCGCCGACCAGCGACTGCATGGTCGCCGAATGGTGAGGTGCGCAGTACGGCGCCCTGGCGACCAGCGGCTCTCCGGGTGGCAGGATGCCCGCCACCGAGTGGACCGCCGTCACCTCCACCGACTCCTGACGGGTCAGTGCGGGCAGGATCCAGGGCAGCCGCTCGGCCAGCATCGTCTTGCCCGCTCCGGGCGGCCCGCTGAGGAAGAGGTGGTGACCTCCGGTGGCCGCCACTTCCAGGGCGCGGCGCGCGGCGTGCTGCCCGGCCACGTCCGCGAGGTCGGGGAAGTCCGGCACGTCGCCGGCGCCGGAACGGCCCTGGCCGCCGAGCCCCGCCCCCAGTCCCGCCCCCGGCACGAGCAGTCCCGCCGCCATGGGGTCGGGGCGGCCGTGGGTCAGGGTGGTGTCGAGGTCGTCCTCCTCGGGAACGGGCGCGTCCGTCAGGACCGCGATCAGCTGGCGCAGGCTGCGGACCCCGAGCACCGAGACCTCCGGTACGAGCGCGGCCTCGGCGGCACACTGCTGCGGAACCACCACCTGCCGGTACGCGGCCTCCGACGCGGCCAGGACGGCCGGCAGGATCCCCCGGACCGGGCGCACCCGGCCGTCCAGCCCCAGCTCCCCGATGAGTACGAGATCGGCGATCGCGCCGGGGTCGACCACCTCGGCCGCCCCGAGCACCGCCGCGGCGACGGCGAGATCGAAGGCTTGTCAAAGACACATTTAAACGGCCGGGCGTTCCCGGGATTCGCCTTGCGCGTTATAGGGGACGACGTACCCCACTGCGTAGGCGTGCTCGATGTGGTCGTTAAGCTCCCGGACGACCTGCTCAAGTTCGGCGTCCGGGCGGACGGCGATGTAGACCCGGCCGGCCGCCTGTACGGGGATGAGGGCCCGTCCTTCGGGGACGAGCTCAGAGAGGACGACCCGGGGAGCCGTCACGGCTGCGCGATTGGATTCGTCCTCGGTTTCGGTGCGTGATCCCTGCGACATGCAACCCCCTTGGCGCGGCCTACCCCTTGCGATTCGTGCATGAGTTCGAACGTGCAAGCGTATGGGCAGGCTATCGGACAGTGCGCCCCCAGGCGGCGGTTCAATAGTGCCGTATTGAACCGCTTGTGACTACATCCTGCTCAGGAGTACTACGCTGCGTGGCGGTCATACCCGCTGGCATATGCCCGAATCCTTATTCCTGTCGGATGAACGATTCGATCAGGCCCTTCAGCTGCTCACGCTGAGTGGACGTCAGCTTGTCCAGGTCCTTTACGAGCGCGCGGGCCTCGCCGGACTCGGCCCAGACGACATCGATCCCGAGGAACTCGGCGCCGGCCGCATCCTGCACCTTGGGCAGCGGCACTTCGAGGCCGGCGGCGAGGCCGCGCAGCATGGGGAAGTCCGGAGTCTGCACGGGTAGATCCGTGGCCAGTCGATGCAGCCAGGAGGCTTTGATCACCTGCTCGCCACTGTCCGGGTCGATGCAACGCGCGGCAAGTCGCTCGTAGCTCAGCCCGAGCACAGCCTTTCGGTCGCGCACGAGAGACCTGAGCTGAGAGCGCTCCGTCTCGGAACGATCTTGTGCAGCCATGATGGTCATCCTGCCACTCCTGCTTTGGTCACGAGCTGTGGGGTGTCCATGTGGCAGGCAAGGCGGTCCACCTATCCCCCCTATGGGCGCGGGTCTGCCATCCCAGCCGTAGAGGAGAGTGTCCATCCCGCGCAACGGCGCACGCTAGAGCGCACCGGCCAGATTGGCCAAATCCTCACCGGACATCCAAGAGGCTGGACGCGACGTCCAAGCTATGCAATGCTTCATTCATCCAAGCAGTGCAACAACTCACTGCACGAGATGGACGGATGCTGATGTCTGAGCACACCATTCCGCTCTTCCAACTGGTCGACAGGTCTCTGCTGGCCACCCTCATGAAGCGCACCGGTTCCGGCGCCTCCGTGAGCGTGCGGGAACTGGCCACACGGGCCGGCGTCTCCCGCTCCACCGTCGGCAACCTGCTGTCCGGCGAACAGGAGGCCGTCTTCTATCCGGCCGCCTGCCAGATCGCTACGGCGATCGGCGTGGACGTCCTGATCCTGTTCACCCCCACGGGCCGGGCCACTCGGCACTCCAGCCCTTCGCGGCTCCAGGCCGCGGCGTGACCGCCGCCCCGTTCGACCGCGCTGCGGCCCGACGACGGCTCGGCCCGGATGCCGTCGCCGCGATCGAGGCAGTAGTCGCTGCGGCCCCGCCCCTGACCGCGGAAGCCCGCATGCAGCTCCAGGCGGTATTCGCCTCGGCGCCCAAGGCCTCGTCGGCTCCGCCGATGGCGGCCTGACCCGTCGAGAACAACAGCGGGGCCGCCCGGACCGGGCCTGGTCCGTGACAGCCCCTCGGCACACCTCACCAATCGGACAAGAGAGGTACACCGTGAACCACAACCCTAGCCCCACCCCCGTCCCCGTCTCGCTCCCGTCCCGCCCGCTCCCGGAGGTCCCGGTCGAGCTGTGGGTCGACCCGCGGGGCTTCCTGTGGCGGCTCGCCGAGGACGGCCAGGACGGCCGGCTGTTCGTGCCGGAGGCCGTGAACCCGGCGAACTGCCCGCGGATGGTGTGGGCCCGTGAGGCCGAGCTGATCGAGGCCTTCGACGGCCCGCTGACCCGGCTGGAGCGTGCGGCGTGAACACGCGGAGCATCGAGCTTGCCGCGCAGATCATCTGCGCGAGGATGGCCCGCCCGAATGCGGTCCCGGCGACGATCGCGGTCGCGTTGGACGCGAATGGCCTGCTGAACAGCGCGGACGGGGCGGTCGAGCTGCTGGCCCTGCGGGCCCGTGTGGCCGAGTTGGAGGCCGACCTCAACGCCCGAGGCGAGGACCTGGCTGCGGCCGTGGCCGGCTGGGGGCGTAGCCGCGACCGGGTGGCCGAGCTGGAGGCCGAGAGCCCGGCCGGCCACCGGTTTCAGGACGGCGGGGGCCGCACGTGGCGGGCCCGTGGCGGCTCGGTCGAGCTGCTGCAAGCTGTCCGGCCCGCCGAGGACCCGTACGAATCCCCGCTGCACCACGACTACAAGACCGGCCGAGACCTCCCGGAGGTTCCCAGTGTCTGACCCCACCCCTGCACAGGAACCGGGCCTGTCCTTCCGCCTCGACGTGACATGGCTGTACGGGATCCTCCGCGCCGACGCGATCCGCCGGGACACGCTCGTCTCCCTCGTCCAGACGTGGGCCGAGGACGGCGCCCGCGAGGACGTCATCGACCAGCTCGACGCGCTCGCCGAGGCCGTGCAGTCGCCCCGCGAGGGGGAACTCGACGGGCTACTCGAAGCGGTCGAGAGTGCGGCCGCCATGGACGACGCCGAGGTCCGCATCGACCTGCATGCCGCACTGCGGCTGCGGGCCGAGCTGGACGCGGTGATCGCGAAGCTCGCCAGGTTCAACCCCACCCGTGTCGAGCTGCCCCGGCAGCAGGACCGGAGGGCCGCGTGAACGCCTTGGACCGTATCCGTAAGCACCCCTCCGTTGCGGCGCTGCCGGCGCGGTGGCGGCCGGTGTTCATCGAGGCCGACTGCGAGCCGGACGGAATCGCCCCGGCGTGCACCGATGAGGGCCACGAGGACACCGACGGCTCCGTATACGGGTGCTGCCCGGAGCCCGTGATCGAGGTTGCCGATCCCCACGTCGCGGAGTACTTGGCTGCGCTGCTGAACGCAGATCGGGGTGTGGGCCGATGACCGACACCGTGTTGGCCGGGGCTTCGGCCCCGGCCGCCGGGCGGCGGGTCACCCCGACCGGCCGGCTCATTCTCCCCGCGGACGCCGACCGCGCCGACTGGCTCACCGCCCGCCGCTCCGGTATCGGGTCCTCGGACGTCCCCGCCATCCTCGGCGTCGTCAAAGAGCGCACCCCCAGCCACGTCTACTACGACAAGCGCGGCGAACTCCCCGACGACGCCGGAGAGGCTGCGTACTGGGGAACCGTCCACGAGGAACCCGTCGCCCGCGTCTGGGCCATGCGTAACCGGTCCGTCATTCGGCGCGTCGGCCTCGTCGCCCACGAGGACCACCCGTGGATGATGACGACCCTCGACCGGCGCGTCACCGAGTGCCCCCTCTCCGAGGACCGCACGCCGTGCGCGCTGGAAGTCAAGACCCGCTCCGCGTTCAAGGCCGCTCAGTGGCACGCGGGCCCGCCGGACGACGTCCTCGCACAAATGCTGTGGCAGATCCGGGTCAACGGCTACGAGCACATGCACTACGCCGTCCTGATCGGCGGCAACGAGTACCACCAGGGCGTCGTCCGGGCCGACCAGTACGAGACCGTGAGCGCGGACATCGTGGCCGCCTGCGAACGGTTCTGGACCGGCCACGTGCAGGCCGCCGTACCGCCGCCGCTGACCGGCGACGGTGAGGCCCTTGCGGCCATGTTCCGCCGGCAACACCCGACCCGTGCCGGGTCCGTCGACATCGACCGGGACGACACCCGAGACGACCTCGCGGACTACGAGCGTCACCGGCTCGCCGAGGGCACGGCCCGCAAGGCGAAGGCCACGGCCAAGGCCCGGCTTCTGGCCCGGCTCGGCGGTGCGCAGGCCGCGCTGATCGGCGGCGAGACCGCCTACTCCATGGAGCCGACGAACGCCGCGCCGCGCGTCGACTTCGAACTCCTCGCTGAGCGCTGGCCGGACGCCTACGCCGCGTGCGTCGCCCCGAATCCGACCGAGCGTCTCGTGATCGCTCCAACTTACAAGGGGGTCTCCTGATGGGACTCGCAGAAAACGCGGCCGCGGCCGCCGGCCGCACCGTCGCGCCGGATGACCTCCAGCTTCCTCAGACCTTCGTCGATGAGTTCCCGGCCTCGGACCTGTCCGAACCCGACCTCGGAGACCTCAGCAAGGATGCCGAGCCCACCACCAACGCCGTCACCGCGTGGTCCCGGGTCATGGGTGAGGTCCGCTCGATCGGCAAGGTCGAGAAGTTCGACGGTGGCAAGGCCGGACGGTTCAACTTCCGTGGCATCGAGACCGCGCTGAACGCCTTCGGTCCGGCCTGCCGCAAGCACGGCGTCCTCGTCATCCAGCACAAGGTAGAAACGGAGTACCGCGACATCTCCACCAGCGGCGGGAGCCGCATGCGCGAGTGCACGGCCCTGGTCACCTTCCGGATTTACGGCCCCGACGGATCGTTCTTCGACTCGCAGGCCGCCGGTGAGGCCTCGGACTCGGGCGGTCGGTCCACGCCCAAGGCGCAGAGCATCGCCCTCCGCACCCTGCTGATCAACAACGGGTTGGTGCCCACTCAGGACCGGGACGCGGACGCCAACCACTTCGAGCGGGCGGAGCCGATCGGGCCCTCGGCAAAGGAGTACCGCGACGAGCAGCTCGACCCGAAGACCAGCCCGAGCCGGCTGAACCAGATCCGCAACGAACTGCGGTCACGCGGGATGTTGAACGCCAGGGTCACGAACGAGGTCGGCGAGCAGGAGTCACTCGACTCGATCGGTGGCCGGATGTACCGCGAGCGCACCGGCGGTGGCGAGTGAGTTGGCACCTCGGCCGCCTGTGCGGCTTCGACCTGGAAACCACCGGCATCGACGTCGAGACCGACCGCATCGTCACCGCGTGCGTAGTCCAGTGCGGCGGCGGCCAGCCGACCGTCTCCGCCTCGTGGCTCGCCGACCCCGGCATCGACATCCCCGAGCAGGCCGCGAAGGTCCACGGCATCACCACCGAGCGGGCCCGCACCGAGGGCAAGCCCGCAGCCGAGGTCGTCGCCGACGTCCTCGCCGCGCTCGGCCAGGTCATCGCCGCCGGCGTCCCGGTCGTCGCGATGAACGCCCGCTACGACCTGACCCTGCTGGACCGCGAGGCCCGCCGGTACGGGCTGGCCCCGCTTCCCGCCGGGCCGGTCATCGACCCGTACGTCATCGACAAGCACGTCGACCGCTACCGCAAGGGCGGCCGCAAGCTCGTCGACCTGTGCGCGCACTACGGCGTACCGATCGGCGACGCGCACACCGCGGACGCCGACGCCATTGCGGCATGCCGGGTGGCGTGGCGGATCGGCAGTACCCGGCCGGACATGGCCGCGCTGTCTCTGGCGGCGCTGCACGACCAGCAGACCGTATGGGCCGCAGAGCAGGCAGCCGGCTTGCAGGAGTACTTCCGCCGCAAGGACCCGAACGCCGTGGTCCGCGGCGAGTGGCCGCTCATCCCCCACCAGCAGGACGGAGACCAGTGATGCGAGTACGAGACCTCATCCGCCGCTTCCGTGGCGAGCAGGACCGGTCGGCCGGTGTGATCGCGGGCCAGGCAGTGAAGATCCGGGACCTGGAAGCCAAGTTGGAGACGGCTGAGACCGCGATCGTCAAGCTGATGCGGGCCGGACACGGGGGCACCGACGACCAGGTCCGGTTCCTGAAGAAGGAGCTTGAGCAGCGCGCCCGCCTGATTGACCAGCTGCGCGCTGGTGTCGTCGACGACGCCCAGACGGCCGCGCTCCGCTACGACCTCCAGCAGGCCCGCGCAGCGGCCCGCGCCCTGGAGTCCCGGCTCGCGATGCTCCAGGCCGCCAACGATGGCATCTCGCAGGCGGTGGCCGCGTGAGCCTCACCCTGACCCCCGCGGCCGGGATGCCCGCCCTCCCGGCCGCGGGCACCAACCCCGCAGACCTCACGATCGTCGTCCTCAACCACCGGCCCGCGCCGCAGGGCAGCAAGCGCCACGTCGGTCAGGGCCACCTCATCGAGCAGTCCCGGCGGGTCAAGCCGTGGCGGGCCGCCGCCGAAGCCGCCGCGCGAGCAGCCCTGACCGGCGACCCGCTCGACGGGCCGCTGTCCGTCGAGGTCGCGTTCACCGTCCGCAAGCCCGCCAGTGCCCCCAGGACCCGGATCACCTGGCCCACCACCCGCGACAGCGGCGACCTCGACAAGCTCCTCCGCTCCACCTTCGACGCCCTCACCAGCGCCGGAACCATCGCCGACGACTCCCGGATCGTCGAGGTCACCGCCCGCAAGATGCACCCCGGCGAAGGCCTCGACGCCCTCGACGCCCCCGGCGCCGTGATCCGCATCTGGCAGCTCGCCAAGGAGGCGACCCGATGACCCTCATGACCATCAACCCGGCTCTTCGTGCGGACAACTGGCGAGACCGGGCCGCCTGCATCGGGCAGGCCGACGTCTTCCTTCCCCGAGACGAGCGGTACGCCAACCCGGCTAAGGCGCGCCGCATCTGCGGCGGCTGCCCGGTCCGGGAAGCCTGCCTCGCCGCCGCGATGGAGGAGGAGGAGAAGTCCGACCAGTACCGGCGGGCCGGCATCCGCGGCGGCCTCGACCCCCTCGAACGCGCCGCCCTCGCTGGCTGCGTGCAAAAGAAGGTCGCCACCGAGCAGCCGATGCCCGAAGAGCGCGGCGACTACGCCGAGTTGGAACGGGTCCTGCGCGAGGGCAAGGTGAGCGACACGGCCGCCGCCGCGTCCCTGGGATTCAGCCGGAGCACCGTCAGTGCGTTCCGCAGGGAACTGGGCATCCCGGCCTTCCTCGACCGGCTCACCCCGCAGGCAGCGTTCGACCGGGGGGCCCACCCCGTGGCTGGCGGACACGTCGAATGGGGCACCCGGGGTCGTCAGGTCTCCGTGCACGGCCGCACCTACGACCTCCCCCGGCTCGCGTTCCTCCTCGGCCACGGCCGAGAAGCCGAGGGCTCCGTGAAGGTGACGTGTGGCCACGTCGGATGCCTCGCCTGGCAGCACCTCGCCGATCGGGCCATCCGCCACGCAGAGCGTGACGCGTGATCGCCGCCGTCGCAGCTGAGATCCGCACCACGGTCCTCGTTCAGGCGGCTGTGTCCTTCGGGCCGCGGGCCGGCGGGCCTTGCCCGTGCGACGCCCGCGAGACGTGTGGGGCCTGCCAGGTCGACTCGCACGAGTCCTGCCCCGGCTTCCTCATCGACCGCGAGGTCGGTGTGTACGGGCCCGGCCTGGCCTGGCCACCCCGGGCCCGCGTGTTCACGGCCGGACGGACCTGTCGGGCCCGCTGCTCCTGCCGCGCCTGCCACCCGCCCACCCCGCCCACGCAACTAGGGCTCTTCGGATGACCGCCCGCCCCCGCGTCGTTGGTGGCTTGTTCATCGACGCGGGCGAAGGCCGCGAGATCAAGGCCGGGCCGAGGGCCGGAGAGATCCGGTGGGCCCGCCCACCACGCGCCCGCTACGAGTGCCTCGCCTGCCGCTGGGCCTCCGAGACCGTCACCGGCGCCGAGCCCGTCAAGGCGTTCGTCAGTCACATCCGCACCACCCACCGCAACACCTGCACCGGCACACCCCAGGCAGACGCTGCCTGACCCGGGCGCCCGACCCCGACGGGCGCCCACCCACCACCCGCCGCACAGAGGAGACCGTACGTGGAGAACGTCCGCCCCTTCCCGCACCAGCAGGCGGACCGCGACGGCCTCGAAGAGCAGCTCGACGCCGAGCGGTTCGTACTCGGCACCGCCATGAACCAGGCCCACGACATCCGAACCATGCGGGCCGCCATCCAGGGCAGCAGCTTCCAGCGCCCCGCCCACGAGGTCATCTGGTCGACAATCCTCACCCTCGTCGACCGCGGCGACAGCACCCACTACACCGCCGTCATCGCAGAGCTGGACCGCAACAAGGAACTGCGCCGCGCGGGCGGCATCAACTACATCACCACGGTCAACGACTACGTCGGTGGCGGCGACGCCGACCACTGGGCCGGCAAGGTCCGCGAGGCCGCCGAACTCCGCGAGGAAGCCAACATCGGCCGCCTCATCGTGCAGCGCGCCACCGCGCCCGACGCCGAACCCGGCGCAGGCATCGCCGTCTACGAGGACTTCGCCCGCCGGCGCCGCGAACGCGAGGAACAGCAGACCGGCACGGCCGCCAGCCCGTTCCTCGACTGGAACAGCTTCTTCGCCACCGACTTCGGCAAGGTCGAACTCCTCCCCGGCCGCATCCTCGCCCCCGGCCAGCAGATCGCCGTCGTCGGCGAGGGCAAGGCCGGCAAGTCCCTCCTCGTCCAAGAGTGGCTGTGGCGCATGGCCACCGGACAGCCGTTCCTCGGCGACCGCGCACACGCCCCCATCCCCGTCCTGTACGTCGACGCCGAGAACGGGCACGCCGACATTCAGGCCCGCCTCATCTCCTACGGCGCCGGCCCCGACCGCATGGGCCTACTCACCTACGCCTCGTTCCCGCCCATCCGGCCCCTCGACACTCCCGGCGGCGGCCAAGACCTCATGCGGCTCGTCGAGCAGTCCGGCGCCGAGGTCATCTGCCTCGACACCGTCTCCCGGTTCATCTCCGGCCCCGAGAACGACGCCGACACCTGGCTCGCCCTGTATCGGTCGACGCTCCTCCCGCTGAAGCGGGCCGGGAAGTCCTCCATCCGCCTCGACCACCTCGGCAAGGACTCCGAGCGCGGCGCCCGCGGCTCCTCCGCCAAGACCCAGGACGTCGACCACGTATGGGAACTGCGGTCCCAGGGCGGCGGCGCGCTCACCCTGAAGCGGACCTACACCCGTACCGGCATCGGCCCCGACCACTTCGCGATCGTCCGCATGGCCCAGCAGGACGGCGACACCTACCGGCCCGGCGGCACCCGCCACACCCTCATGACCTGGGACACCGAGGACACCACCACCCCGGGCAGCGACGACGACATCATCCGCCGCCTCGACGCCCACGGCGTCCCCGCCGGCGCCGGAAACCGGATCGTCCGCGACGCCCTCGCAGAGCTGAAGATCTCAGCCGGGAACGACCGCATCGCCAAGATCGTCCGTGCCCGAAAGGCCGCCGCGGAGCGTTCCGCAGAACGTTTCCGCGACCCCCTTCCGGAGACGTTTCCCGGAACGCGTTCCCGGAACGCGTCAAGGGACAGTAAAGCCACAGCTCAAACGTTTCCCGGAACGCGCGCGGAAACGCCGGGAACACCCCCCGTTCCCCCCGATTCCCCCCCGGAGGGGGGGAACGGGGAGGGAACGCCGGAACAGACACCGGAACAGACCCCTCTCTGCACCATCTGCGAACGCCCCCTCACCACCGACTGGGCCAACCGCGGATACGACACCCACCTCGGCTGCGACCCACGCACCGGCAGCCACCCCGACGCCGCCTGAAAGGCACCCCACCGTGATCTACCCCAACGGATGCCGCCACTGCGGACTCGACGAACGCGACCACGCCCAACGCTGGAAAACCGGCGTCGGCTGGCACCGCTGGACCGCCCCCACCAACCAACAGCGCATCGACCGCATGCGAGCACGACGAGCAGCACGCACTGCCTGACCGGCGCTCACTCGGTTCCCGCCCTCACGCGCACAAGGAGAAGACCCATGGCGCTCCGCACCTTCAGCTTCGGCGGCGGCTGGCAGTCCACAACCGCGCTCGTGCTCGCCGCCCACGGTGAGCTGGACTACCGCACGTTCCTCATGGCCAACGTCGGCAGCGACTCCGAGAACCCCCACACCATCCGCTACGTCGAGGAGCACGCGGCTCCGTTCGCAGCCGCCCATGGCTTGAACCTTCACCTCCTCGACCGGCACACCAAGGCCGGCGAGGTCGAAACGATCCGACAGCGGATCATCAGCAGCAACGGCAGCCGCCAGACCATCCCGATCTACCTGTCGAACGGGAAGCCCGGCTCCCGCGTCTGCACCCGCGAATTCAAGATCGACGTCACCGGGGCATGGCTGAAGGCCCACGGAGCCAGCCCCGACAACCCGGCCACGGTCGGCATGGGAATCACCCTCGACGAAATAGGCCGGGCCAACCCCAACAAGGCGATGCCGTACGAGCGGCTGGAGTACCCGCTTCTGGAGCTCGGCCTACGGCGCGCAGACTGCCCGGCAATCATCCGCTCTGTTGGCCTGCCCATGCCGCCGAAGAGCAGCTGCGACTTTTGCCCCATTCGGAAGATCCACGAGTGGCAGGACATGTACGAACGCGAGCCCGAACGTTGGGACCGTGCCTGCGAGGTTGAGGACACCATCAACGGTCACCTGGCCCGTCGCGGCCGGCCTCCCGTGTTCCTGACCCCGTACCGGCAGCCCCTCCGCGCACTGTTCCGCCACGGCACGCAGCTCCCTCTGATCGACGACGACGCCGATGCCTGCTCCAACGGCTGGTGCATGACCTGACCGCACATCCGAATCGTCCGCCCTCGCGTACAAGGAGACCCGCCCCATGACCGCGCACCCGCCCCGCACCCGCTGGCACGTCGAGACCTACTACCGGACCGACGCCGTATGGGTCCCCGGCGAGCCTCTCGACAGCCGACAGGCCGCCGTCAATGAGCTCGCCCGCCTCGCCGACGAGTACCCGACATGGCCCGACGGGACCGTCACCGCGCGCCGGATTGTCCTGGAGACGACCACCTACACCGACCTCACCACCGAGCCCGGCCCGTTCCGTCTCCCGAAGGGCGGGTTCGTCCTCACCGACACCAGCGGTCAGGACCTCGCTGCCGTCCCCGGCGAGACCCCCGATGGCTGGCCCGCCGTCCGGCTGGTCGTCGGCAGCTCCGAGGTAGGCCACGCCGAGACCACCGTGCCACTCGACCGGCTGGAGGAGGTCATCGCGGGCATGCGCGACACGGCCCGGCAGGCCGGCGCGCGGTGCGACAACGCAAACTGTGCCGGATCCTGCCCCGGCTGCTACCGCCCGCCCGCCACGGACCGGCCGTGATCACCGTGCTCGCCGCCCTCGCACTCTGGGTCGTCTCCGCCACGGCCATCTGTGCCCTCCTCGCCGCCGGAACCCGCCGCGCCCGCCGTCAGGACCACAACCGAGCCCGCGCACTCCGAGCACGCCAACACGCCGCGTCGTGGGGCCGCCAGCACGACACCCGAAGGAGCAGGCGATGACCGATCCGGCCAAGCCCACGCACCCCTACGTCCACCTCGACGACGAGGACGACGACCGGCCCGTCATCACCGTGGACACGATCGGAGACCTCCTGTGACCAACCAGCCCAGCCGGCACACCGCCGACACGATCACCGACGACCAACTCGACGAGCTGTACGCCCGGATCGCCACCTTGGAGGTCATCGCGGCCGGCAACTGGCGTCACGTGCAGCTCATCGCCTGGAGGCCGCGCTTGCCCGCGCCGAGCAGGCCGAAGCCGCTCTCGCCCGCGTCCGCGAATACTGCGACGGGCTCGGCATCGGGATCGGAACCCGCCGCCGTCCACCCCGTGGCCGCCAACCTCCGGCACTTCCTCGACCAGCCCAAGGAGCCCCGCCCGTGACCCGCCCCGAGAACCCCAACGAGATCAGCAGCGCTCGCCGCCGTGCCGTCTGTAAGTGGCTCGCGGCGAACGGCATCGACACCAACCGCGTCCCGGTCGACTCGATCGTCCTGATCCGCGACGGGGCCGAGGGCCGCGTCATCGGCCACACCGAGTACCAGCGCGATGCCATCGGCCAGCAGTACCGCGTGTTGGTCGAGACCCCGCTCACCGTCGAGCCCCCAGCGGCCTGGCCCGCCTGAACACGCGCGAGGGGCGCGCCGCTTGTCTCCCCAGACCGGCGCGCCCCACAGGTCGTCCCACCGTACCGCCCACGCCCCAGGAGCAGCACGTGACCACCACCGACCGCCGCCTGTACGACATCACCCAACTCTGGGACGACCTCACCGACGCCCTCGACAGCCGCCCGCAGACCTGGCCGCCGGCCGGAAAGGCCGACCTGTTGCGCGCCCTGGACCAGCGGGACGCCGACGAGGTCGCCTACGCCCGGGCGCACGCCGTACACCGCCGCTCCCGCGAACGCGACCCGGGACAGATCGGCGAGGTCGCCGCACCGATCAACCTCGGCGTGTACGACACCATGCGCGCCGTCGAGGCCGCACTCCTCCACCTCGCCGACACCCTCGCCGCCGACGTCCAGCGGCCGGCCACCGTCCCTGCGGACGCCGCGAACCCGGCCCGCTGGCGGTACACAGGCACGCGCACCGCCCCGCAGGCCGCACTGTGGCTCCTCGCCCGCTGGGACGGTGCGCCCGGACGCCTGAAGGGCCGCCCGGCCATCCCGTCCCCGTTCCGGCCCCTCACCGACGAGCACCGCCACCGCATCACGACCGTCGCCGCCGGCGCCTGCACGCGCATCGAGCAGGCCCTCGACCTCGTCGGCCGCGACCGCGTCCTCGCCGAGCCGTGCGGTTGCGGCGGGAAGATCACGCTGCGGGGCGGGGGCGGCGCCGACCCGGTCGCGCGGTGCGGGGCGTGCGGGCGGGTGTGGACCATGGCCGACGCGGCGGCCGCGTAGGTCAGGCGGGCGGCTCCGGAGCCCACACCTCCGGGCCGCCGCCGCGCCACTCGATCGGCGGCCACTCCGCCTCGTCGTCGAGCCCCACGCGGCGCAGGAACTCCACCACGTCGCGCATGCTCTGCGCCGTGCCGAGCGGCTGGTCCTCGCCGTGGACGTGCGCGACCACCCGCCGGCCGCCCGACGGTCCGACCGGGTGGACCACGATGTGCGTGCGATCCGGCATGCCTCCACCCTGCGGCCGGACGTCTCCCGACGCATCCGGACAACACGAAGCCCCCGACCAGCACGGCCGGGGGCTCATGGGGCGTGGCTACTCGGCGGCCCGTGGTTTCAGGTCCGTGCGCTCACCGGGGCGCACTCTGCGGTTGCGGAAGTAGGGCAGGGCGAGACGGTAGTCCACGGCCTTCGAGCTGCCCACGGGCACCACTGGCGGGAAAGCCGGGTCCGTGGCTGCGATCTTCGACAGCCGTTGATGGCTCATCGTCTGCACGACTCCGTCCGCGACGAGTCGCCGCGCCAACTCCCTGAACGACACCATGTCAGGCCCTCCTTCGGGCTCGCTCATGGGCACCATCTTCCTTGACCCTGTTGCCACGTGGCAACAGGGTCGCTACGTTGGATCCAGCACAGCAGAACGGCCCCGGTCGGAGCGCGAACTCCGCCGGGGCCAGCCATCCACCTGCGCGAACAGGACGGACAGCCATGACACACCGTACCCACCCCGCCGAGCAGCACACCGGCGCGGTCACCCTCGAAGGCCTCGTCACGTCGGTGGCCTGCCCGACCTGCCACGTTGCCGCCGGGAGCCGCTGCATCACCCGCTCCAGGAAGCCCGCCACCACCCCGCACAGCCGCCGCTACGACGACCTGGAGCAGGCCGCGGGCATCACCCAGAACCGCGCCGAACGCCGCCTCGCAGCCAACGGCCACTCCTACGGCATCGACCGCCAGGCAGAGGCAGGCCTGCTCGCGGCCTACGCCACCCGCATCGCGCACACGGCCGGCGGCACCCGATGAGCGCCCGCCAGCAGGCCGAGGAAGGCCTCCGCCGCGTCCGAGGGAATGGCCCCACCGACACCTGCCGCGCCCTCCTCCTCCAGGCCGCCGCGCACCTCCGCGCCGATCGGCCCGAGCACGAGATGTGGGAAGCCGTCCGCGTCTACCTCGCCCGCCGCCTCTCCGGTGACCGGTTCCGCGACGATCTCGCCGCCGCCGACGAGGCCCGCGAGCAGTTCCTCACCCACGCGCCCGTGGTCCGCGCCGGCCAGACCCGCGGCGAGTACGCCCTCCTCCTCGACCGCGCCGCCGCCCGCGCCTGACCCACCCCTTGACCGGCGCGGCCCGCGCTGACCACCCGCGCGAGCCCGGCCCACCAAACCCCGGAGCCCCCGTTGAAGCGCCCCAACGCCGAGCAGGCCCTCGCCGCCGGCGCCGCAGCCGTCACCATCGCCCTCACCGCAGCCGCATTCTGGCTGTCCTACGAACACCTCCACGACATCGCCGGAGCCAACGGCCTCACCGGCGCCCGCGCATGGGCCTGGCCCGGCACCGTCGACCTGTTCATCGTCGCCGGAGAGCTCTTGATGCTCCGCGCATCCCTCCGCGGCGCAGTCGACTGGTGGGCCGTCGCACTCGCCGCATCCGGATCCCTCGGCTCCATCGCGCTCAACATCGCCGGCGTCGGCACCGGCGCGCAGCCCATGGAGTACGTCGTAGCCGCAGTCCCGCCGACGGCTGCACTCGTCGCATTCGGCGCACTCATGCGGCAGGTGCACGAGGCCCTGCACCGCATCCAGGCGGCTGCACCCGCAGCCGAGACGTTCGAGGATGCAGCCGAGCAGGCCGTCGCAGTAGCCGCGCTCCCCAGCCTGCCGCAGCCGTTCGTACTCGACCTCGCACCCATGCAGCCGCCACACCCCGAGGTGTGCGCAGCCGCATCCGCCGCAGGTCACGCCCCGGATGCAGTCGCCGTGCTCGCCGACCCGAACGCAGACGCCGCGATTCTCGCAGCCGCACTCGTCGTGAACGCAGCCGCACTCGCCGAGACCGGCCGCCGCGCATCCCTGCGACGGCTGCAAGACGAGCTTGGCATCGGCCAGCGCCGCGCCCAGCGCATCCAGCCGCAGCTACCCCGGAGCGCGTGATGCAGCTCTTCGCACTCGTCGCCCTGCCGCTGCTCACCATCGCGGCTGCACTCTCCCTGACCGCACTCGCGCCCCCGACTGCGCGCCACGCCTACGTTGCACCCGCAGCCGGAACCGTCGCCCTCGCCACACTCGCCGCGATCCTCGTAGCCGCCCTTTGGAGCCACCGATGATCAGCCCCACCCTCGGAGCCGTCCTCTTCGGCCTGATCTTCCTCGTCTGGGAGATCGCCGTCTGGTACCCCGGCATCAAGACCCTCCAGACCTCACCGCTGCCCCACCTCGGGGACCTCCTCCCCTTCCTTATCTGCTGGTCCATCGGCGCCCTCACCGTCATGGTTGTAGGCGGCCTCGTCGGCTGGGCAGGAGACACCGCGCTCTGGGGCCTCAACACCTTCGGCGACGGCATCCTCATCTTCGGCGTCGGCGCCCAGACCGGCACCGCACCCGGCTCCACCAGCGCCCCGCTCACCGAGGGCGGCCTGTTTATGACCGTCCTCGTCCTCGCCGCGTTCATCGCCCGCCGTCGGCGCGGCGCCACCGGATCGAAGTGGCGCGGGTGGCTGTCCGGGGTCGGCCTCGGCCTGACCGGCAGCATCGCCCGGTACGCGGCCGTCCCGCTCGCGTCCGCCGCCAACCTGGCCGGCGCCTGGCTTACCGGGATGATCTCGTGACCCCCGAATACCCGGCCCCGGCCGGGGAGCGAGGCGACAACCGGGCCGCGGGCGGCTGTGTCCTCGCCGTCGCCCTCGCCGCAGGCGGCACGATCGCCTACGCCGTACCCGAGTCCGCCTACTTCGTGGCCGGCCTGCTGGCCACCCGCGCCATCGGCAAGGCGCGCACGTTCGCAGGCCGGTTCCAGCGCCCCAACGAGCAGGCCGCAGCGCCAGCCGTGGACATCGTGGACACGCTCCAGGGCCTCGCCAAGGGCGGTCAGAACGTTCGCCTCACGCAGCTCGCCGAGAAGGCTGGCCTGCCCGACACGAAGGCCGTTCGCGCACTCCTCACCGCCGCCGAGATCCCGATCCGGGACGGGGTTCGAGCCGCGGGCAAGAACGGGCCCGGAGTCCACCACGACGACGTGCCGCCCCTTCCCGCGCCCGAGCAGGGGCCCGCTCTCGGGGGTTGTTTGTGCAGTTCAGGGGCCAACACCAACGCCAACAACGGCCGCCCGGAAGGGGCCGGAGAGGGGTTGTGTGTAGAGCCCATCGGCCAGAGCGGCACCGTCGTCCGGGTCCCGGGCGAGCGCCGCGCGTACACAGTGGAGGCCCACCGTGGGTGACTTCCAGACCACCATGTCCCTCGACGAGCTGCGCCGCCGCAACGAGGAAGCGCAGCGCGCGGCCGCCGAGCAGGCCCGGCAGCAGCAGCCCCAGCCCGCCCCGCCGAAGCCCTGAATCCGGCCACGCGCGAGGGGTGTTGTTCCAGCCATACGAGGCGTAGCGTGATCACCACCTGGAGGGGTCGCGCGCCAACCTCCCACCCGGTGGCGCGCACCTGAAGAGCCCTGCCGCAACGTCCCCCGTGCGGCAGGGCTCTTCCGCACCCGGACGGAGGCCAACCCATGAGCAGAGCACCCGAGACCATCACCGAGATCGCCGCCCGCTACGGCCGCGCCCCAGCCACCATCAGAACGCAGTGGGCTCAAGAACCCGACTGGCCGGCCCCCGTCGGACGCCGCGTGAACGCCCATCTCTACGACCCGGCTGACGTCGACGACTGGCTGGCCCGCCGCATCCAGGGACCCATAGCCGTCGACTGGATCCCCGAAGGCCTCTACTCGTTGCGGGACATCGCGGCCGCAACCGGCCTACCGCTCAGCACCCTTCGGTCCCGGGTGCAGGTGGACCTGCTGCCGCCAGCGGACGACACGTCGGGGCGGCCGCACCTTTGGTTCGGGTCGACGATCGCCGCAGCCATGACCCGCTGCCTGTACCCCCGCCACTGCACCTAGTTGCAAAACGGGCGGCCGTGCCCCATCCTGGGGCCATCTCCGGCGTGCCCGGACACAAGCCCCGTCACCGCGCGGGGCTTTCGCATGTCACGATTCGGACACCGCGCCACTCTTCAGCCACAAAGCCCCCATGATGCGGTGTCAACACACGCCACTTGGGGGGTATTACCCATGCACACCCGCACCGCCGTAGCCACGCTCGCCACCCTCACCGCCCTCGCCCTCACCGGCTGCGGACCTGCCGAGATCACCAGCAAGCCCGACACCAAGACCAGCGCGCCGGCTGCGGACGCGAGCAGCGCCGCCCCCGCCTCGTCGGCCCCCAGCAAGGCGGCCACCGTCGGCGACACGGTCACCCTCAAGGGCAACAATGACGGCGAGCAGCTCGCGGTCACCCTTAAGAAGTGGGTCGACCCGGCAGAGAGCGCCAACGAGTTCAGCAAGCCCCAGGACGGCAAGCGCTACGTCTCGGCCCAGTTCGAGTTGGTCAACACGGGCAGCGTCGTCTACAGCGACAGCCCCGGCAACGGCGCCCAGGTGGCCGACAGCGACGGGCAGCAGTTCCACTCGACGTTCGCCGAGACCAAGGCTGGCCCTGAGATGACCAGCTCTGCGAAGGCCGCCCCCGGCGCCAAGGTTCTCGGGTGGATCACGTTCGAGGTCCCGAAGGACTCGAAGGTCGCGAAGGTCCAGTTCTCGATGAATTCCGGGTTCGCCTCCCAGACCGGAGAGTGGACCATCCCGTAACCCATGCTCCCGCCGCCCGGCAGGCTCCCGCGCACGAGGGCGCGCGGTAGACGCCCCGGGCGGCGGGCCCCAACGGAGGTGACCAGGATGGGCGCGAACCAGCACTCCAACCCGGTGACCGACGCCGACCGTGAGCAGGTCCGCGCGCTGCATGCCCAGGGCCTCGGCCGGAACGAGATCGCTCGCCGGCTGAACCGCGGCTCCCGCACCATCAGCGTCATCGCCGAGGAGCTTGGCCTCACCTTCGACCGCACCGCCACCGCCGTTGCCACCGAGGCCCGGAAGGCCGACGCCCGCGCCCGTCGCGTCGCCCTCGTCGAACGCGCCTACGCCCGCGCGGAGAAGATCTACAGCCGACTCGAAGCGGACGAGACCACCGGCTACCGGTTCACGTCGCCCACCGTCAACGGTATCGAGTCCAAGACCCTCGACCACGTCCCCGCCCAGGACGAACGCGCCCTCGCCATGGCCGCCGGCCAACACCTCAGCCACGCCGCCAAGCTCGAAGCCATCGACGCCGGCGCCGGACACGAGGAAGACCGCGGCATCCTGGCCGGGCTCGCGAAGGCCCTGGGCTGGCCGACCGCTGGAGGCACCGGGGAGGGCTGATGTCCGACCCCGACGTCTCCGCCAAGCAGCTCGCCAGCATCCGCGACGCGACCGCCCGCATCAACGTCTGGCACGGTGCGGTCCGGTCCGGGAAAACGATCGCGTCCCTGCTGGCGTTCCTGCTGGCCATCGCGGTAGCCCCGTCATCCGGCCTGATCATCGTGGTGGGCCGGTCCCTCCAGACCATCGAGCGCAACGTACTCGACCCACTCATGGACGTCGCGATCTTCGGCCGGTACGCGGCCGCCGTCCAGCACACCCGCGGCTCCAACACCGCGACCATCCTCGGCCGGACTGTGCACCTGATCGGCGCCGCCGACGCCCGCGCCGAGGGCCGGCTGCGTGGCCTCACCGCCTGCCTCGCCTACGTTGACGAGGCAACGCTCATCCCGCAGGAGTTCTGGACGCAGCTCCTCGCCCGCCTCTCCGTCCCCGGCGCCCGGCTCTTCGCGACCACGAACCCCGACAGCCCGCGGCACTGGCTCAAGGTCGACTACCTCGACCGCGAGGCCGACCTGAACATGCGCTCCTGGCACTTCCGACTCGGCGACAACCACACGTTGGAGCCGGACTACATCCGGTCCCTGCACGCCGAGTACGTCGGTCTGTGGCGCCGCCGCATGATTGATGGCGCGTGGGTCATTGCCGAGGGCGCGGTCTACGACATGCTCGACGACGACCGGCACATCGTCACCGAGCTGCCGCAGATCACCCGTTGGATCTCCTGCGGCGTGGACTACGGCACCACCAACGACTTTGTGGCGCTGCTCGTCGGCCTCGGCGCTGACCGGCGGCTGTACGTGGCCGCCGAGTACCGGCACGCCTCCCGCTCCGCCCACCACTCGCTGACCGACGCCGAGTACGACCGCGCCCTGCGGGCCTTCCTCCAGCAGCATCGGGCCGCGCCGGACTGGCTCGTCGTTGACCCGAGCGCCGCATCGTTCATCGAGCAGCTCCACCGGACCGGCATGCCGAACCTCGCCCCGGCCGAGAACGGCGTCACGGACGGCATCCGGACCGTGGCCTCGCTTCTGTCCGCTGGCCGTCTCCGGATTCACGCCTCGTGTGTCGGGCTGATCAAGGAGATGACCTCGTACTCGTGGGACCCGAGGGCCTCGGACCGCGGCGAGGATGCCCCGCTGAAGGTCGACGACCACGGCCCGGACGCCCTCCGGTACGCCATCCGCACGACAGAGGCCCTGTGGCGGCCCCTCGTCCCGACACACCTGGAGGTAGCAGCGTAATGGCCATGATCATCCGCATGCCTGTCTTCATGAGGGTCGGGGACGGCGAAGAGCTGGAGATCGGCGAGCTGGAGTTCCCCGTGACCGGCGAGGTCACACTGACCGGCTCCTGTGCGGCCGTCGCGACGCTGCTGCGTGCGGCCGCCGATCGGTTCGAACGCGTAGAGGAGGTGCCTAGTGCCGCTGCCGACGCATGACCAGACGTGGCCGCCCACCGACCCGCGTGTGCAATGCGACCTCGCCGACTGGGATGCCTGGTACTCCGCCGACCCCGACCGCCTCGAAGCCCGCTACGGCGGCGGCCGCCGCGGCCCCGAGCCGTACAACCGGCCCTCGCAGTACGCCAGCGGCGTCCGCGGCCGCATGGCCCGTTGGTTCTGGGGCAACCCGGTCCCCGAGGGCGAGCGCCGCGACAAGGTGCACGTCCCCCTCGCCGGGGACATCGCCCGCACCTCCGCCACCCTGCTCTTCTCCGAGCCCCCCAAGCTGGTCAGCGACCACCAGGGCACACAGGACCGCCTCGACGACATCGCCCCGGCCCAGCACCCGACCCTGTTGGAAGGCGGCGAGCTCGCGTCCGCGCTCGGCGGGGCGTACCTGCGCGTCGTATGGGATGGCGAGGTCTCTGAACGGCCGTGGGTCGACGTCGTGGCCGGCGACAGGGCCGTGCCAGAGTTCCGGTACGGGCGCCTCGTCGCCGTCACCTTCTGGACCGTCCTCCCCGACCCCACCGGACCGGACGGCCGCCGCGTCTTCCGGCACTTGGAGAAGCACGAACGCGGGCGGATCTACCACGGCCTCTACGAGGGCAGCGCCGGTGACCTCGGCGCGGCCCGCCCGCTCCAAGACCACCCGGTCACCGCGCCCCTCGCCGACGAGGTCGACGCCGAGGGCGGCCTCGACACCGGGGCCCCCGACCACCTGACCGCCGCCTACGTCCCCAACGTCCGTCCCGCGCGCGCCTGGCGACACATCCCCTCGGCAGCCGGGCTCGGGCAGTCCGACTTCCAGGGCATCGAACCGCTCCTCGACCGCCTCGACTCGACGTACTCCTCCTGGATGCGGGACGTCGACAACGGGCGCGGCCGGATCATCGTCCCCTCCTCGATGCTGGAGCCCCTCGGCCCCGGCCAGGGGGCCGCTTGGAACCCGGACCGGAACGTCTACAGCCCGCTCAACATGCTCCAGCGGCCCGGTGACCCGAACCCGCTCACCGTCGTACAGTTTGCAATCCGGGTAGCCGAGCACCGCGACACCTGCGCCGAGTTGATCGAGCAGGCCGTCCGCCAGGCCGGCTACTCCGCGAGCACGTTCGGGGAAACCGGGGATGGTGCTGCGGTCACCGCTACCGAGATCCGGGCCCGTGAACGTCGCTCGATGGCCACCCGCGCCCGTAAGACGCTGTACTGGGGTCCGGCCGTCGCCGACATCACCTCCGCGCTCCTGGCCGTCGAGGCCGGGCCCCGCTTCGGGGTGTCCGGCCTCGACGTGAGCGAGCCGATACGGGTCGAGTTCCAGGACTCCGTATCCGAGGGACCCACCGAACTGGCCACCACGGCCGAGCTGCTGCGCCGTGCCGAGGCAGCGTCCACGGACACCCTCGTCCGCATGCAGCACCCGGAGTGGGACGACCAGCAGGTGCAGACCGAGGTCGACCTGATCCTCGGCGAGTCCGGCCGGGCCACCGCCGATCCCGCGATGACCGGTGCCGAGGGCTAGGGGGTGCCGCATGCCGGTATCCCCAGCGCTGGCGGAGGATCTCGCAGCGAGGGTTCGTGAGCTGTACGACGAGGCCGAGGGTGTCCTCCTGGAGAAGCTCGCGGCCGCGCTGGAGTCGGACATCGAATCGCTGCGGTGGGCCGAGCTGAAGCTCGCGGCTGTCGGCAACCTGCGGACGGCCGTCGAGGAGATCGCGGCCGCGCTCCAGGACGACACCACCGGGGCCGTCGCCGAGGCACTCGCCGAGGCGTACGGCCGCGGCCGGCAAGCGGCCGTCGCCGAGCTTGGCGCGCTCGACATCGGCCGCGAGCTGGCCGCCCGGCATACCCTGCCGAACGCGGCGGCCGTGGACCGGCTTGCCGCCTCGTACGCGCGCGACACCCGGCCGCTGTACCAGCGGATCACCCGGGCTGTGCTGGACGCTTTCCGGTCCATCGTGGCCCGCGTGTCCGGGGCGCAGCTTCTGACCGGCATCACCCGCCGCGAGGCCTCACAGCGCGCGCTCGACAGGTTTGCTGACCGGGGCATCACCGGGTTCGTGGACTCGGCCGGCCGCCGCTGGGACATGGCGAGCTACGCCGAAATGGCCGTCCGGTCCGTCACCGCCCGCGCCGCGATCGAGGGCCACATCGACGCGCTCGGCGAGATCGGGGCCACGCTCGTCATCGTCTCTGACGCGCCGCTGGAGTGCCCACTCTGCCGACCCTGGGAGGGCGAGATCCTGTCTCTCGGCGGAGACAGCGGGCCCCACACCGTCCGCGCCCGCCACGAGGGCCACGCCGACGGCCGCACGGTCGCCGTTCACGTCGTTGGCTCGTTGACCGAGGCGCGTGCGGCCGGGCTGTTCCACCCGAATTGCAGGCACAGCCTGTCCGCCTACCTGCCCGGGGTGTCCACCCGCCCCCCGCATCACGCCACCCCGGGCACCTCCTACGAGGACACCCAGCGGCAGCGCGCCATCGAGCGGCACATCCGCGCATGGAAGCGCCGCCAGGCCGCCGCCATGGACGAGACCGCCCGCCGCAGGGCGGCCGCGAAGGTCCGCGCCTGGCAGAAGGCCCAGCGCGAGCACGTCGCCGCGCACCCAGACCTCACCCGGCAGTACGCGCGCGAGCAGATCGGCTCGGCGCGCTGACCCGCCCACGGCCGCACGGCCAAGGGCACACCCGCATGGGAGCACACATGACCAGCCCTTTCAGGCACCCCCTCGCCACTCACCCCGCAGGCGCGATCCTCGGCTACCGCACGGACGGCCGACCGATCCACGCCATCGCGGGTGGCAGCGACGAGGGCGCCGGCGCCGCCGCTGGCACCCCGCCCGCCGGTGACCCCGGCACCCCGCCCCCGGCCACACCTCCGGCCGCCCCCGCCCCGAGCGGTGACGAGACGGACTGGAAGGCCGAAGCCCGCAAATGGGAGAAGTGGGCCAAGGAGAACAAAAGCGCCCGCGAGGAGCTGGACGCCCTGAAGGCGGCCAGCCAGACCGAGCAGGAGAAGGCCGTCACCGCGGCGGAGAAGGCGGGCCGCACGGCCGCCGCTAGCGAGTACGCGGGCAAGCTCGCCGCCGCCGAGTTCCGGGCCGCCTGTGCCTCGGCCGGGGTCGACCTCGGCGAGGCCGCCGGGCTGATCGACACCGGCCGCTTCGCAAAGGACGGAGAGGTCGACACCGACGCCATCAAGGCCGCCGTCAAGCAGCTCGCCAAGCTCGCCCCCCGCGGGCCTGGCCGGTCCGGCGGCGACCTCGGCGGCGGCGGATCCGGGGATACTCCCGCCTCCCTCGACAAGCAGATCGAAGAGGCCCAGAAGGCGGGCCGTATCCACGACGTGATCGCACTCAAGCGGCGACGAGCCGCGCAGACCTAGAACCTGAGGAGCCACCATGGCCGGTATCACCGGGATGGGCACGACCTTCAACCTCCCCAACTACGCGGGCGAGCTGTTCGCCCTGACCCCGGACGACACCCCCCTCCTGTCCGCGATCGGCGGCCTGACCGGCGGCGGCATGACCACCGGCGTCGAGTTCGAGTGGCAGACCTACGACCTGCGCGACCCCGGCCAGCGGGTCCAGGTCGAAGGTGCGACCGCGCCGACCGCCGAGGAGCGGGTCCGGGCGAACGTCCGCAACGTGGCGCAGATCCACCAGTCGAAGGTGTCCGTCAGCTACACCAAGCAGGCCGCGTTCGGGCAGCTCGCCACCCCGTCCAGCGCCCCGTACCGGTCCGTGAACGGCGACAACCCCGTCTCCTCCGAGCTGGACTGGCAGATCGCGCAGGAGCTGAAGAGCATCGCGCTGGACGTCAACTTCAGCTTCATCAACGGGCGCTTCTCCAACCCGACCACCAACGCGACCGCCCGCAAGACCCGTGGCCTGCTGGAGGCGATCACCACCAACCGGATCGCGAAGGCCACCGTCGTCACCGGCGCGACCTCGGCGACGGACACGGTCACCTCGACGGCGCACGGCATGGCCGACGGGGACAAGATCGTGTTCGTCATCACCGACGTCATGACCAACGTCGTCGCTGGCCGCGTTTACTACGTCGTCTCCAGCGCCGCGAACACCTTCAAGGTCGCCACCACGTCCGGCGGCGCCGCGCTCACCCTCGGGACTGCGTCCGGCATCTCCTACAACAAGCCGTGGGCCACCACGCTCAGCACGGACCACGTGTCGGACCTCATCCAGCTCGCCTACGACAACGGCGGCATGTCCGAGCAGTCCACCGCGACCCTGATGTGCGGCTCGATCCAGAAGCGCGCCATCACCAAGGCCTTCGCCTCGGCGTACGGCCAGTACCAGGAGCTGTCGCGCAACGTCGGCGGCGTCAACATGTCCACCATCGTCACGGACTTCGGCACCCTCAACATCATGCTGGACCGGCACATGCCGCAGGACACCATCCTCGCCGTGTCCCTCGAACAGCTCATGCCCGTCTTCCTCAACGTCCCGGGCAAGGGCGTGTTCTTCGAGGAGGAGCTCGCCAAGACCGGCGCATCCACCGATGTCCAGCTGTACGGCGAGATCGGCCTGAAGTACGGCGCCGAGCGGACCCACGCGGTCATGACCGGCCTGAAGGTCTGACCGTGGCCACCTACGAACGGCGCTCAGGCGAGCACGTCGCCGAGTCCGTCCGCCCGGAACCCGGGTCCGAGGCAGAAGCCGCCTACGCGGCCCTCGCCGACGACCCGGCGTCCGGCTGGCGGCTCGTGGACGCGCAGGCGCCGAAGAAGAGCAGGGCCAAGGCCGGGGAGGGCTGATGAACGAGCCCGAGATCGCTCCGGCGGTCGAGTACCGGATCACCGCGCCCGGCCCGGTTACCGGAGGCGTTCAGGGCGTGGCCTTCGCCAACGGGCACGCGGTCGCCCGTGAGCGCCGCGGCCTGCCCCTGGCGCTGGACTGGTTCCGGGCCGAGGGCTACCTCGTCGAGCAGGTCGAGGCGGACCCCGCCCCGGCCGACGACGAGCCCACCCCCGACCCCGACCCGGACCCGGACCCGGACCCGGCGGTCGACGACCCCGCTCCCACCGAGGAGCCCCCCGACGAGCATGACAGCGAGGACTGACCGTGCCTGTGATCAGCGACTTTTCCGTCACCGCCTCGGTCCTCCAAACCAAGGCCAACGACCTCACCACCAGCAGCGACCCGCTCGTTAAGAAGTGGGCAACACACCTCGACAGCGGCACGGCCGTAGGCCAGGCCGACCGCGCGTTCCACGACACCCGCACCCTCGCCGCGTCCGCGACCGAGGACATCGACCTCGCAGGCATTCTCGTGGACGTGTTCGGGGCCACACAGACGTACGTCCGGGTGAAGGGCCTGTTCGTGGCGGCCGCCGCAGCTAACACCAACAACGTCGTGATCGGCGCTGGCACGAACCCGTGGGCGACGCTCCTGAACGCCACGGGGACCGTGACCCTGCGGCCCGGCGCGGCCTGCGGGTTCTTCGCGGGCGCGGCCGACGCGACCGGCTACGCAGTGACAGCGGCGACCGGCGACATCCTCAAGGTCACCAACAGCGCGGGGTCCACCTCGGTGACCTACGACATCGTGATTGTCGGCTGCTCGGCGTAGGAGGTGGCCCATGGCCCGTGTGTACGCCACGGCCGACCAGTACGAGGAGTTCACCGGCGGCCCCCCGCCGGCCGACATCGACTATCGGCTCGCCCGCGCGTCGGCTTTCCTCGACAGCCAGGTGTTCCGGCTGTGCCGGTACGACGTCACCGATGCCGGGCTCCCCTCCAACACCGTGGTTGCGGCCGCGTTCGCGAGCGCGGTGTGCGCGCAGGCGGAATGGGGGGTCGAGGTCGGCGACGTGACCGGTGCGGCCGGTGCGGGCTGGGGGTCAGTCGGGATCGGCTCGGTGCAGCTGGGCCGGTCGGTCACCTCGGTGTCCGGTGCCGACTCGGCCGCCCGGCAGGTCGCGCCCGCGGTGTGGGACGCTCTCCAGTCCCCGGACCTCACCCCGCAGATCTTCCAGTGCGGGGCGGTGTCGACGTGGTGATCCCCGGGTGGCTGCTGCGGCACACGGTGACGATCGAGGCCTACCTCGGCGACACCGCGTACGGTCCGCAGTACGCCGCCCCGGTCACCGCGCGCGCGTTCGTCGAGGAGAAGATCCGCACCGTCCGGAACAAGGAGGGCGAGGAGGTGACCGCCTCGACGACGGTGTACCTCCTCCCGACTCAGGAGTGCCCGCCGGAGTCCCGAGTGACCACCCCGAGCGGCCGTACGGCGTCCGTCATCACCTCCGCCGCGCATACCGGCGGTGGTCTGCCGACTCCGGACCACCGGGAGGTGACCCTCACATGAGCCAGCACGTGCGCATGCGCTGGGAGGGCGGCCGCCTCGGCGTCACCACCCGCGGCCGCCGCGCGGCCGAGGAAGGCCTACAACGGGCCCTGGAACACCTCCTTGCCGAGTCCCGGAAGATTGTGCCGCTCCGCGAGGGCACCCTCGAACGGTCGGGCAGGGTGGTACGCGCTGGGATGAGCGGCATGGTCACCTATGACACGGTGTACGCCCGGCGCCAGCACGAGGAACTCACCTGGAAACACCTGCCAGGCCGGTCCGCGAAGTACCTGGAAATCCCCTTCAACCGCGACCGGGACGTCATGCTCCGGCTGATGGCGGTCCCGCTGCGGAGGTGGTTGCGTGGCTGACCTCCTCGACGGCGTCGCCCGCTACCTCGTCGGCCGCGGCCTCGTCACCTACGACCCCGCCGGTGTCGCGGGCAACGTCTTCATCGAGGCGATGCCCAGCACCCCAGACACCTGCATTGTCCTCACGATCTACGACGACGGCGCAGAGACCGACTCCCAGATCGGCTATGACGACGTGCCCTTGCAGGTCCGGGTCCGGGGCACGACCGACCCGCGGGTGTCCCGCACGCTCGCGCAGGACATCCGGGCCGAGCTGCTCGGCCTCGGCGAGACCCTGCTCCCCGACGGTACGTACCTCCTGCTCGCCCTCGGCAACTCGGCCGTCGCCAGCATCGGCGTGGACGAGAACCGCCGCCACGAGCACGTCGTGAACCTGCGCCTTCGCGTCCGCAGCGCAACCCCGCACCGCGTCTGACCCACCCCCCGTCTTCAGCCCGCCCGGCGCCGCCGGCGGGCCTTCCGTTATGCCTCGGAGGAGCACCACCATGGCCGTCGACAAGTACAACGCGCGCGATGTGCGCTTCCAAATCGAGAGCTACCTGTCACCCGGAACCTGGGTCGACATCGCCCCCCTCGCGATCAACACGTGGTCGAAGAGCGAGGAGGAAGAGACCGCCGACATCACGACGTTCGGATCTGCCGGACAGGCCGAGTCGTGGAAGCAGCAGGTAGGCCGCTCCCTCACGATCGAGGGCTTCCGGCTGAGGGACCCGGCTACGGGCGCTCTCGACCCGGGGCAGGCCCTCGTCGAGGCGATGAACGACCGCCTCGGCCCCGACTCGCTCACGGGCTTCCGGTTCGCGCACACCAACGACACGACGTGGGTGGTGTGGGCGAAGGCCCGGATCACGCTCGGCGACACCGGCGGCGGCAACAACGACCCGACCAGCTGGAGCGCCACGTTCACCCGCTCCGGTGCCTCGTCCACGGCGGCCAAGCCGTGACGGCCGCCCGCGCCGGACAGGCGCAGTCCTGGGAGGACTTCAAGGCCACCACGTTCGGCGCCCGGACAGAGCACATCGAGGGTGTCGACGTGCCGGTCCCGGACGACATCCCCCTCGGCTTCAGCAAGCTCGCCAGCGCCCTCAGCGTCGACTCTGACGTCGACGAGTTCGCCCCGGTCGTCACCCTCCTCTACGGCGACGGCGTGTTCGACCAGTGGGTCGACAACGGCATGGGCGCCAAAGGCCTCCTCGTCGCGATCATGTGGGGCTACATGCAGGGCAGCGGCCGCGACGTCACGTTCGCCGAAGCCTACGAGGTCGTAACCAGCGACGACCCGGGAAAAGCGGCCCTCGCGGCGACGGGGAACCGAGCCGCGCGCAGATCGCAGTCCAAGAGCACTGGTGGGCGGTCCGCGCGGACTTCCGCCGCGAGTACGGGATCCGCCCGCAGGACTTCCCGCACCTAGGTGAGCGCGAGTTCTGGAACCTCCTCTCCGGCCTCTCCGCTGAGTCCCTCTTCCGGCGCGTGGCCGGTGACGAACTCGCCGTCATCGACGACCCCGACCAGATCCGCGCCGCACTTCCGCGCGGCTGACCCCGGCCAGGAGGTAGCTCATGGCGGTCACCGTCGGCGAACTCGTCGCGAACATCGACGCGGACACGAGCGGCATGGAGCGTGGCCTAGCCGCTGCCGAGCTCCAGATGCGCGGCTTCACCCAGGATGCCGAGGGCCGTCTCCGGCGCCTCGACGGCACGTTCGCGAGCCACGCCGAGCGCGTCGAGCAGGGCTTCGCCCGTAACGAGGAGTCCAGCCGCCGCTTCGGCTTCAGCCTCGGTCGCCTGGGTGGGCTGGCCGGCGGCCTCGGCTCGGTTGCCGGCACGCTCGGCAAGATCGGTGCAGCCCTCGGCACGGCCGTCCCGCTCGTGGCCGGACTCGGCGCGACGCTCGTACAGATCGCCCCGGCCGCCGGTGTCGCAGTGACCGGTCTGATCGCGGTGCAGCTTGCAGCGAAGGCCCTGAAGATCGGCATGAAGGGGGTTGGGGACGCCGTCAGCGCGGCCCTGGATCCGTCCGACCCGGAGGCGTACGCCGAGGCCCTGAAGAAGCTCAGCCCGAACGCCCGGGACTTCGTCAAGGAGATCCGCAACCTCCAGCCGCAGTTCAAGGCGATTCAGCAGGGCGTGCAGGATGCGCTCTTCGAGGACTTCGGGCAACTCATGAAAGACCTCGGCGAGCACACCTTGCCGATCCTCGGCCGAGGTCTGAAGGACGCCGCGACCACCCTGAACTTGATGGGACAGAGCGCGGCGAACGCAGCGCTTGACCTGAGTCTTAATGGCACGCTCGGCAAGGCCATCAACGGCGCGAATGCAGGTCTGTCGAACCTGACGCAGGCTCCCGGACAGTTCATCACGGCCCTCACCCAGATCGGGGCCGCCGCCGGCCCGGCTTTCGCCCGTATGACGGGTGCCGCGGCCACGGGGCTGGACACCTTGTCTCAGAAGCTCACCCACGCCTTCGACTCCGGGGCCATGCAGACGGCCATCGAGGATGCCGTCACCGTCTTCAAGCAGCTCTTCGAGGTCGTCCGCAACGTCGGCAGCATTGTCGGATCGGTCTTCAGCGCGGCCCGTACGACCGGTGGTGACTTCCTCGGTGTCCTCACCCAGATCACCGGTGCCCTCGCTGAAGCATTCGCGAGCCCGGCCGTGCAGGGGGCCCTGAAAGCGATCTACTCGACGATGGCGCTGGTCTCGCAAACCGTGGGCCCGCTCCTCATCTCCGTACTGCAAGCCATCGCGCCCCTCTTCACCGCGCTGGGACCGCCGGTGCAGCGGCTCGTTGCGGCGCTCGGGCAGGCTCTCGGGCCGATCATTGCAGCGCTGGGGCCGGTGCTGGAAGCGGTGGCGGTGGCGGTCGGCGCACTGATGGACGCCATCGCGCCACTGCTGCCGGTCATCGGTTCGCTCATCGCGCAGCTTCTGCCCGCGCTTACCCCGCTGTTGGCCCTCGTCGCTGGGATCTTCAAGGCCCTCGCGCCGCTGGTCGAACAGCTCGCCGGGATCCTGATGTCGGCGCTGGCGCCGATCCTCGCCGCCCTGGTGCCCGTGCTTCAGCCGATCGTTGACGCGCTGCTGACCCTGGTCAGGGCCGTCATGCCAATCATCTCGGCGCAGGTCGCAGCCTTCGCGCCGATCATCGCGAAGCTCGCCCAGATGTTCGCTGAACTGCTGGTCGCGCTGGCGCCCGTCATCGAGCAGCTCATCCTGCTCGTTGCGGACATCCTCACCGCGATCACCCCGCTGATCATCCCTGTCATCGGTTTCGTGTCCAAGCTCGCCAGCGTCTTCGCCGACGAGCTCGGCCAGGTGATCCGCGAGGTCATCGTCCCGGCCTTCATGGCCATCGCGGCCCTGCTCCGGGGCGACTTCTCCGCGGCGTGGGACTACGCCAAGCAGATGGTGCGCGGCATCCTGGAGACATGGACCAGGATCTTCCGGGACCTACCCAACCGCGCGTGGGAGGCCCTCGGTGGACTGGCCTCGGCCCTGTGGTCACGGATCCAGGAAGCCGGCTCACGGCTGGTCGAAGGGGCCCGGCAGAAGGCGGGCGAACTCCTCGACAGGATCCGGGCTATCCCGGGTCAGGCGAGGGACGCGCTCGGCGACCTCGGATCGATGCTGTGGAACGCTGGCGCGCGCCTCATCGGCGGCTTCATCGACGGCATCCGCTCGAAGGTCAGCGCCATCCGCAACACCCTGTCCGGGATCACCGACATGCTCCCGGACTGGAAGGGCCCGGCCGCGGTCGACGCCCGGATCCTGACCCCCGCCGGCCGCTCTCTCATCGAGGGCTTCCAGCGGGGCATCACCGACCAGACCCCGGCTCTTCAGCGGCAGCTCGGCGGCCTGACCGGGGCGCTGCCGGGGATGACCCTGGGGCCTTCTGGCGGAGCCACCGTCGGAGGCATGGGCCCCGGCCGTCTGATCATCGAGGTCACCGGGCCCGACGAGGTCAAGGCATTCATTCGCAAGATCGTCGCCGTGGACGGGCGCGGCGACGTCCAGACCGCTTTCGGCTGAGGAGGCCCCGTGGCAGTGCCCGACATCCATGCCGAGCTCCAGATCGGCTCACTCTGGTCGGACGTCACCAACGACGCCGTTCATGAGGCCGCCATCCGGTACGCGTGGGGCCGCCGCGGGGAGGGCGAGCGCACCGACCCGGCATCGGCGCCGCTCGCCTTCCTCAACCCGACCGGCAAGTACAGCCCGCGCAACCCGCTGTCGCCGTACTACAGGCAGTTGGGCCGCAACACCCCGCTGCGGCTCAGTCACGGCGGCGCCGATGTCGCGCTCGTCGTTCCCGCTGGCACCGCCAGCCGGGCCACCACCCCGGACACGGCCGCACTCGACATCGTCGGGGACATCGACGTGCGGGCCGACCTCACCCCCGCCGCGTGGGGCACCACCAGCTCAGAGCTGGGGTGGGCCGTCATGGGCAAGTGGACCGACTTCGGGCAACAGTCCTGGATGCTCGGGATCGGCGACGACGGCCGCATCGGCCTCTACTGGTCCACGGACGGCTTCAACATCCTCAGCTACGGCTCCGACGTGGCTGTGCCCTTCGCCCCCGGCCAGCGCGGTGCCATCCGCGTCACCCTCGACGTCGACAACGGGTTGGGCGGCTTCACCGCCACCTACTACACCGCGCCCACCATGGTCGGACCCTGGGTCCAGCTCGGCACCCCCGACGTCACGACGAGCGGCACCACGAGCATCTTCAACAGCACATCCGCCCTGGAAGTCGGCGACCTGTCAGGCACCGACTGGGCTTCGATCGCCCGCGAGTACCACGCCATCGAGGTCCGTACCGGCATCGGCGGGTCCGCAGTTGCCACCCCGGTTTTCACCGGGCAGGCGTCCGGCACGACGTCCTTCGCCGACTCGGCCGGCCGTACCTGGAGCGCGGGCACCGGCCTCATCACCAACCGCCGCACCCGGGCCGTGCTGGAGACTGCCGATTGGGCACCTCGCTCGACGACCGCCGGACTCGTGACGGCGCCCGTCACGGGCGCGGGGATCCTGCGCCGCCTGGGCCGGGGGCAAAAGCCGCTCTCCTCGACGCTCCGCCGGACCCTGCCGAAGATCGGGGCAGGCCCTGTCGCGTACTGGCCGCTTGAGGACGGCTCCACGTCAACGCAGGTCGCCTCGGCGCTCTCTGGCGGGCGCCCGCTCACGGTCTCGGACATGTCCTTCGCCGCGGACTCCTCGTGCCCGGGTGCGTCGCCCCTGCCGACGATCGGGGCGGCCGCCACCATGGTTGCCGCGGTCCCGCCGTATACCAGCATCAACGGCTCGGGCTACACGATCTCGATGATGTACTCCCTCGACGCGATGCCCGCTTCCAAGAGCACGATTTTGTCGTTCGGGGCGAGCGGGGATTCGCGGGGCGTCGTCATCTCTCTGACGGCAACGCAGATCGTGTGCGACGTATACGGCCCCGGCGGGGCCCTCATCACCTCGTCCTCCTTCACCCCGGCCGCCGCATCCGGGGCCGACCGCTGGTGGCGCCTCACCGTCGCCGCTGACGGCATCGGCATTCCGAACACGACCTTCGTCTACGGACTCGTCGACGACCTCGGCAACGAGGACGTCGCCGGCGTCACCGTCGCCGGAGCACCGGGCATCGTCACCTACATCGATACCGCGTTCGGGGCCCTCCTCTCCGGGATGGCCGTCGGGCATCTCGTTGTCTACCCCGACCCGTTCAGCACCGGGTGGCGCGGGGCCGACCGCGGCTATGCCGGGGAGGAGGCTGGGGCTCGGCTGCTGCGGCTGTGCGGGGAGGAGGGCATCCCTGTCACGATCGCCGACGGGCCGGGCGCCCACACCCGGCTCGGCCCGCAGCGGCCAGCGAAGCTGCTGGATCTGCTGGACGAGATCGCGGCGGCTGACGGAGGCATCCTGTACGAGGACCGCGGGCGCCTGGGGCTGGTCTACCGGACCCGCAACGCGCTCTATAGCCAGGCCCCGAAGGTGACGATTCCGTTCGGACAGCTCGGGCCTCCGCTGGATCCGACCGACGATGACAAGTACGTCCGTAACGACCGCACGGTGAGCCGGGTCGACGGCTCGTCGGCTCGGGCGATCCTCACCGCGGGCGCTCTGTCGACGGCCCCGCCTCCGGCCGGAGTCGGGCTGTATGACGACTCCACCACCGTCAACGTCTACTCCGACGGCCAACTGCCCGACATCGCCGCGTGGCTGCTGCACCGGGGTACGTGGGACGAGGCCCGCTACCCGAAGTTGCGGATCCTGCTCCACAAGTACCCGGCCCTCGTGCCCGCAGTGTCCGCACTTCAGCCGGGGGACGTCATCCGCATCACGGACCTACCGTCCTGGCTGCCTCCGGGCCCCGTGGACCTGATGGTCGAGGGCGGCGACGAGGAGTTCAAGCAGTTCGAGTGGACGGTGACCCTGGCCTGCTCACCCGCCGGACCATGGTCGGTCGCGGTCCTCGACGACTCGGTGCTCGGCCGTCTGGACACCGACGGCTCGGTGCTCGTCGCTGCTGCCACGACCACCGCAACGACGCTGCTGGTCGACACCGTCCAGACCAGTGCCGGCGTGCCTCGTTGGACGGAGGACCCGGCGGAGTGCCCCATCGACATGAAGCTCGGCGGGGAGACCGTCACCGCGACGGCCATCGCCCCCTACGCCACCGACACCTACACCCGCACTGTCAGCAACGGATGGGGAAGCACCACGTCGGGGCTGGCGTGGGCGACCGCCAACGGGTCGGCGTCAGACAGGAGTGTGGCGTCGGGGCGGGGTGTGGTCACGCTGGCAGCGTCGCCGACGGTGCTCCGCTTTCAGGTCTTGCCGGACTCGGTCGGCGACTGCGAGATCCGGGCCGCGCTCTCGGTGTCCGCGACGGCGACCGGCGCGAGCCTGACCAGCTCGGTTGTCATGCGGTACACGAGCCCCACGGACTACTACCGGCTGAGATTGCAGTTCACCACGGCGGGCACGATCGTGCTCACCGTGCACCGCGACGCCACCCAGATTGATGCCTCTGTGACACCGGGCGTCAGCTACACCCCGGGGAGCCTCATCCAAGCCCGGGTACGGCTGGTCGGGCACCGCGTGCTCGGCCGCGTCTGGGCCACCGGAGACCCCGAGCCGACCACATGGCAGATCGACCGCACCGTGACCTCGTCCACGATCACGGCCGGACAGGTTGGCTTCGGGGCGGGTGCGGTGTCCGGCAACACCAACGTGGCGCCGGAGATCCGGTACGACGATCTCGTCGTCGTCGGCCCGCAGCGTATGACCGTCTCCCGGTCCGTGAACGGGATCGTCAAGGCCCAGCCGGCCGGAACGGACATCCGCCTCGCCAACCCCATGATCGTCGCCCTGTAGGAGGCCACATTGGGAACCCAGTTCAGGGCCGGACAACGCCTGACCGCCGCCCTGCTCACCATCGACAACACCCAGGTCGAGGACACCACCAGCCGCACCACCACCGCCACCACGTACGGCAACGCGAGTGGCGGGGCTTTCTCCGCCTCGGTCACGGTCCCGGCGTCCGGGCAAGTGCTGGTGGAGATCCGGTCGACGCAGCGGAATTCGACCACGAACAACAGCATTACGAGCTGGACCGCGACGGGCTCGGTGTCCGGGACGGTGTACACCGCGAATGACACCGCCGCGCTGATCGTCAACGGAGTGCAGAACAACTCGGTGGACCTGAGCTACCGGCTGACGGGGCTGAGCGTGGGCGAGACGCTCACCGTGACGACTCAGCACAAGGTGAACGCGGCCAGCACCGGCACCTTCGACTATCGGCTGATCCTTCTCACCGGCATGCCCTGACCCAACCCGCCCCGTACGCCCCGCGCCGCCTGGCCGGGGCTTTTCTTATGCCCTGGAGGCCACCGTGGGACTGTCCCGCACCGCGTACGTCAACCTGCTCAAGTCCCAGGCCGGCTACCACGAGGGCCGCGATCCGTCCGGGAACTGGAACAACATCCAGAAATTCAGCCCGGCCGTACCCGGCCTGGAGTGGTCGCAGGGCCAGGCATGGTGCGCGACGTTCACCGCGTGGGGCGCAGACGAGCTCGGCGCCCGCGACTTCTGGCCGATCACTGCCTCGTGCTGGACCGCCGTGCAGTTCTGGAAGAAGGCCGGCCGCTGGACCGAGTACCCGGTCCTCGGGGGGCCCTTCTACATGGGCAACGTCGGCGAGGACCACGTCGGTGTGGTGTACGCCTACGACGCGGACAGCATCTACACCGTCGAGGGCAACACGAACAGCGGCGGCGGCTACCAGGGCGACGGCGTGTACCTCCGCGTCCGCCCTCGCCGCGGGGCAAACAGCCCGTACGGGTATGGCGTCCCGGCCTTCGACGAGGGCACCACGAGCGCGGATCCCGCGCTCGGCGGGACCCCGGCCGCGTCCGTTGCTGCGCCCGCGCCCCCGCGGCCGTCGGTGTCCCTGGCGCACGTCGTCGCGGCCGCGCGGCGGGACCCGGGCCTGCGGCAGGGCGGCACCACCTACCCGGCCGAGGTCAACGTCGTCGAGGTCGCGCTCGCCGCCGAGGGGCTCCTGTCCGACGCATACGCCCACGACGGCTCGTTCGGCTCGCTCACCGTGACCGCGTACGCGAAGTGGCAGCGGCGTCGCGGCTTCAACGGGGCCGACGCCGACGGAATCCCCGGCAAGGCCACCCTGACCGCCCTGGGCGCCGCCCACGGCTTCACCGTCACCGCCTGATCAGGAGACCACCATGTCCCGCATCGTCCTCGACGTCGTCGAGCGCACCGTCGCCGCGTACGTCACGACCTTCCTCGGCCTGCTTCTCGCCGTCGACTTCAACCTGACCGACGTCACCGCGCTCAAGGCGGCCGCGATCGCGTCCATCCCGGCCGCGCTGTCCGTGGTCAAGGGTGCCGTGGGCGCCGTGCTCGGCGACCCGTCAACGGCCGGGTGGCTGCCCCGGCCCCGCGGGTGACACCTGAGGAGTCCACCCGGGTCGCGGTCGAGCTGGCAGAGATGAGGGGCGAGATCAGGATCGGTTTCGCCGAGCTTCGGGGTCAGCTCGGCCTCGCCCTCCAGCGCACCGACCAGGCCGAGGCGGACATCGACGCCCTGGAACAGCGGGTGGAAGCCCTGGAGCGGGCGCGCTGGCCCCTCCCCTCGATTGCCGCGGTGACCGCGCTCGGATCCCTCGGCATCGGCATGTACCAGCTCATCGCGAAGTAGGAGGCCGTCATGCCTCGACGCACCGTTCACGGCACTGTGAACGACCTCTTCACAGACGGCGCGGCCGCCGGGGTCACCGTCACCCTGTCCGCGCTGCCCCGCCGTTGGACCGACGAGACCGGCGACCGGGTCCTCGCGGCGCCGGATCACCCGGTGACGGTGGCGGCCGGCGCGTGGTCGGTGTCCCTGCTGCCGACGGACGAGCCAGGGATCGAGCCTGCGACGGGCCGCTACTACCGGCTGGTCGAGTCGGTGGCCGGGGTGCCTGTGCGGCGGCGCACCTTCGAGGTCCCGACCGGCGACGGCTCCCCCGTCGACATCCTCGACCTCGTCGTCGCCGACCCGGCGCTGCCGGGCTACGTGCGGGGCGCAGCTGGCCCGCCGGGTGCTACTGGCCCTGCCGGGCCTGCGGGTCCTGCTGGGGTTGCCGGCGCTCAGGGCCCGCAGGGGCCAGCCGGTGCGACGGGCCCACAGGGCCCGGCCGGACCGGCCGGTAGCGGCATCAGGACGGCGCAGGCCCGCATCACGGACGGCGCAATTGTCGACCTGCCGTCGGCCCCGTCGTGGACGATCGCCCTGACGAGTGTCGGCACGCCCCTCCAGTGCGCCATTGCGGCGGCGGCCGGGGACCGGATCCGTGTACACCTGTCGATGCTGTACGCGGGCTCGCGGTTCATGGATCTAGCCCTCCTCGACAGCGCGGGGGCCATAGCCCAGTACGGCGCCTCCGGCACCTCATCGCCGCTTAGCGAGGGGGCGCCGGAGTTCTACCCGAGCACCTCGTTCAGCACGGCCTCATCGGCCGGCATGTTCACCGTGGGCTCCGGCCACATCAACGGGTCCGGTCAAGCCGTGGTCGCGCTCGCCCAACAGGGCGTGGCTGCGGGCAAGGTGTACGCCAACGGGACGTATCCCTGGAGAATGCTTCTGGAGAACCTCGGCGCCAGCCCCTGACGAGCACAACGCCCCCTCTCAGCCTGCGGGCTGGGAGGGGGCGCTTTCGTGCGTCCGGGGGCGCACGGGAAAGGCCCTGCCCCCTACGCTGTCCAGCGTCGAGCTGCGCAACGAAGGGGCAAGGCCGTGTCATCTGATGCTACCCCCGACCCGTACGACAACCCCGTCGCGTTCGGGCAACGTGTCCAGATCTACCGCAACCGCCGAGGCATGACCCGCGAGCAGCTGGCCGGACTCCTCGGCCACCACACCTCATGGGTCAAGAAGATTGAGACCGGGACCATGAGAATGCCGCGACTGCCGGAAATCCTCCGCATCGCTGAAGTCCTGCGCGTCCGCCGCCTGAACGACCTCGTGGGCGACGTCGGGGCCGAGCCACACACTGACCTGTTCCTGGGACCCGGCCACGACCGGCTCCCCGCGGTCCGGGCCGCGCTGTCCACCTACCCGGCGCCCGGCACCCGCGAGGCGCCATCCCAGGCGTTCCTGCGCGCCGCGCTGGATGCCGCGTGGGCCGCCCGCCACGAAGCACCGAACCATCGCGCCGTGCTCGGCGACCTGCTGCCCGGACTGATCCGGGACACACAGCTCGCCGTAAGGCAAGCCGAAACCGCAACCGACCGGCGCGCAGCGCTCGCGCTCCAGGCCGAGACGTTCTTCCTCGCCCAGTTCTTCGTCGCCTACCAGCCCGACCCGTCCCTGCTGTGGCGGGTGGCCGAGCGGGGCATGGCCGCCGCGCAGGAATCCGAGGACCCGCACGCCATCGGCGTCGCCGCATGGCTGTCGGCGCAGGCACACCGAGACTCGGGCCCCGGACACTACGACGAGGCCGACGACGTCGTGAGGCAGGCCCTGAACCTGCTGGAGCCCAGGCTCGCCGACGCCACCCTCGACGTACAGGCCATCACGGGCGCCCTCCGCGTCGAGGCCGGGCTGACCGCGGCGAAGCGCCGCGATACAGGCACGGCGTGGGGGTGGTGGGACCGCGCCGGCAGCATCTCGCAGCGGCTTCCCGCCAGCTACTTCCACCGAGTCACCAGCTTCGGCCGGGCCGTGATGGGCGCCCACGGCGTCACCGTCGCCGTCGAGCTGCGGGCTGGCGGCGAGTCCGTGCGGCAGGCCAACCGAGCCGAGGCCGACGCAATTCCGTCCCGGCCGCGCCGGGCCCGGCACCGGATCGAGCAGGCCCGCGCCTACTACCTCGACGGGCAGCAGGAGACCGCGTTGACGACGTTGGAGCAGGCTCACGCGGCCGCTCCGGAGACGATCCGCTACAACGGGTACGCCCGCTCGATCCTGTTGGAGGAGACAGCGTCACGGCTTCCGGAGCGGCGCCGGAGGGCCAGTCAGTTGGCTGTCGACATCGGCCTGTTGGCCGCGTAGCGAGGGGGCCCGAACCGGGCCCCTTCTTCGTTTGCCCTGCCCCTACCGTCATTTCACCACCCGCTGACGACGGTAGGGAGCAGCCGTGTACGAGCACAGCCGACGGGCCCTGAGCGACGGATTCACCCCGCTCGGGGCGGCGCTTGAGAAGATCGCGGACGCCATCGAGTCGGCTGTCGAGGACGACGCGGAGCACGACATCACCACGGCCCTCACGACCGAGCCGGAGGCGATAGAGCTCGCAGCGTTGACCGACCGCCTGATCACTCATTGCAAGACCCTGGCGGTCGGCCTCGGGGAGATTCCTCTTGCTCAGCGGTCTACCCGCGCGGTGGGCGCTCTCCGGGACTGGTCGGACCTTGCGTCGGCCGGCCCGGAGGCCGACACCCGCCACGAAGCCACGGACAACCTGGCGTTCGCGCGGATGCTGGCGCTCATCGCGCGGAGCATGCTCAAGGCCATCCGCGAACACCGGAACACCCGGGCGTTCGTGGGCCGGACCGGCCTGCCGCCCGTCGCCCCTGACCGGTCCGGCCAGTGACCGAACGGGTCCGGCAGGCCCTGTACGTGGCTCGGCATCCTCGCCGCCATCGTCATCGGTATTCGCTGACCCTGCACTCCGACTCGAAGGAGACAGCCATGTCCAGCCCGTTCCCGACCCCGCCCCCGTGCTCGAACACGCCGAAGAACCCCTCGCCGCGGGCGCTGCTGAGCGACACGCAGTTCAACGACGTCCGGGCCACCGTGTTGGACAACAACCCGGGCATGGAGCCCGAGATGGCGTCCCGTCTGGTGATCGAAGCCCTCAAGTTCGTGTCGGCCGCGTCCCTGTTCCCGACGGTGCGGATCGCCCCGACCCGCGAGGTCGACGAGGGGTGGCACGCGCTCATTCTGCACACGCACCTGTACGCGTCCCTGACCAGCCGCCTGGGCCGGATGGTCCACCACTACCCGGAGCGGCCCGACGCGTCCCGCCACGACCCGGACGTCCTCACGCGCACGGTCGCCCTGATCGAGCAGGCCGGATACACCGTCGACCGCGAGCTGTGGCTCGGCCCTGAGAAGTCGCTCGTCTCGGTGGCGGCGAACTGCTCGCACACCCCGGTTCCGGGCGGCTGCGGTCCGATCAACCCCGGTAACTGCGCGACCCACGGTGGCGGCGGGGAGTAGGTTCGGCGGCACGCCGACGAAAGGGTGAGGACATGACCGCGGGCGAGGCCTTCGAGCTCCACAACGCCATGAGGCAGTACGGGATCCTGGGGTCCGTGACTCCGGAGGATCCAGAGAACCTCGATGGGACGTGGCTCGTGGTCGACGAGGACGGGCAGGACATCACCCGGCAGGCCTACGCCCGAATGCTCCAGGCGCGCACGCGGCAGCCTCAGCGAGGCTTCGTCATCGCGCGCTGACCCGAACGGCCCCGGCTGGCACCCCTCCGCCGGCCGGGGCTACTCGCGAACGAGGTCCGCGAGGGGTACGCCGACCACCCCAGCGATTCGCAGAAGTACCGAGAGCCGCGGGTCGCTGGTTCCGTACTCAAGCCGGTGGACGGTCTTGTGATCGATCCCCGCGCGCTCGCCGAGCTGGATCTGAGAGAGCTGCGCTGCGGTGCGGGCCGCCCGGATCCGGGCGCCGATGACCCGGCGGCGGGCGAGTACCCAGTCGGGGGGATCGGATGGCACCCGACCAAGCTCTGACGATCATGACGAAATGTCTTTACCTGGCCAGGTAAACCGCTAGATGATGCCTGAAGCGGAACACCGCGTTCACCCGCAGAGGTGAACCCAAATCGGCCCTCCCCGTCAAGCCCCCCAGGCGGCGGGAGGAGCCTAGAGCGGGGCCCACGCGGGCCCCGCTCTATTTCCATTCGATCCGCACCGAGGCCGGATCCATGTAGGCGCCCCCTGGCTGTCGACCGCGTCGAGCGGGAAGCAAGGTCACCTGCATGAGGTACGACACGACTGCTCGCCGCCGCGAAAGATCCAGGGCACCCCACGCGGCATCGACATCCTCGGCCGCCACGAGCCCCGCCACGGGGTTAACAGACACCGCCCGGGACAGGATGGCCTCCGCGTCCGCCATGCGTGCCTTGGCGGACTCTGAGGCCACTCTCCAAGACCTCAGGTCCATCTCTCCGCGGCCGAGGGCGGCCGACAGCTCGTCGAGGAGGCTCCTGGCGTCCTTCATTTCCTTCTGGGCTCCCCGTACATCTACGGGTTCTTCCCGGTCGGCGAGCAAATCGGAGGCGTCTGGCCGCGACAGCCGCCCCAGTACGGCGAGCTGCACCATGTCGTCGACAAAGTCCCGGCGACGGCTGATGTGACGAAAGCACCGGTAGCCGGGCATGCGGTTGCTGGTGGAGCCTGAACCGCAGCTGGAGGAGATGACCGGCTTTTCGCACACCCCACAGAGGTAGATCCCTGTTCCCAGGGCGACGCGCGCGGTACGGCCGACGTTGCTACGCCTGGCGGGGTCTGTCAGGACGGCAACGAGGCTGCGCCATGTCGGCTCATCGAGGGCGGCGGGCCATTGGCCGGGCCCCACTTCCTGCCCGCGGTGAACTCTGATCCCCGCATTGCGGGCGCGGATGAGCATCTTCTTGACCTCGCTGGGCTCCCAATGGCCGCCCGTGGACGTCTTGACGCCCTGCTCGTTCCATTCCCCGGCGACGGCCCGCAGCGAAGCGCCGGCAAGGATCGCCGCCGCGGCCTGCTGGATGAGGGCCGTTTCCGCGTCCACGGGGGTCAGGCCGTCGATTTCCCACCCGAATGGGCGACGCCCTCCGAAGTGCTTGCCGTGTTGCGCCATCTGTTCGCGGGCCCGCTTTTGCCGTTCGACCATCCGCTCGACCTCGTAGCGCGCTTGCACGCCGAGCTGTCGGGCGATCATCCGGCCGGTGGCGGTCGACAGGTCGAGGTGGCCGGCTTTCACGGTGCGGGTCTCGACCCGGCGGGGTTCGCATACGTCGATGTACTCCTCCAGCTCCAGGGGGCGCCGGTGGAGGCGGTCGGTGTGCCAGGCCAGGACGCAGTCTGCGAGGCCGTCACGCAGGCCCTGGAGCATCTTCAGGTAGCCGGGGCGGGGCTTGCCGGAGTACGCCGACAAGTCGTTGTCCTCGAAGACCTCGATCACCCGGTACTCGGCGTCTGGTCTTGTGAGCTGCTCGGCCAGGGCGTGACAGTCCTCGATCTGGCGCTCGACGCCGAGGCCGGCGCCCTCACGGTCGGAGCTGATCCGGGCGTAGGCGTAGCAGCGGATCAGGCGGCGGCCGGAGGGCGTCGTGTAGGGCGTCAT